CTTTTGTAAGTGAGTTATCAGTGTATAGTTTTCTTAAGATTTCTTTGTTTTTCATTTTGTTGGTTTATCTAATTGGGTTAGTATTTTTGCTGTTGCTTTTTGCCATTCTTCTTTTGTTGATTCTATTAGTTCTGGATCCAGAATTGATTCTGGTCCGTCTATCTGAAGTTCGCATGGTCTATTGTCTCCAATAACTATTCTTTGACAAATCAATTTTCCGTTTTCCACTGATAGTTTGTATAGCCATTGTGTTATTATATTTTCGATTCCGTCTTCCCATCTTTTATATTTCCATTCTTGTTTTTTGTAGATTGGTAAGTCGGTTGCTTTTAATTTGTGGTATTCTGTTTGAACCTTTTCCGTTTTTATTGTGTGTTCTTTTTCTTTTTCATCCATTACATTTAGTTCGTGCTGAACTCTGTCAGATGTTTTATTGTCGATTTCTTGAAGTTCTTTTATTTCTGCTTTAATTTCTGGTAGTGTTCTTTTTGTCATTATTATAAGTTTTTAATGTATTCTGTTAGACTTTCTTTTAAGTATTCTTTATCTATGTATTCTAATACTTCTATTGTGCTCATTACGATCTGAATTTCTTTTCCGTTTTCGTCTGTCCCTGTTAAGTAAGTTTCATTCTCTTTGTTTGCGTGGAATGCTCTAATGTTTAGTCTTTTTAGTTTCATTATTTTTGTTTTAATTGGTTTTATTTTATATTGCTTTCTATTATTCGTGCTGAAGTATGGTTTCCATCTGCTCTGTAATCCTTTGCCATTTTTGTTAGGTTTGCTATTTTTTCTCTTTCGTATCTGTTATTGATTTCGTCTGTTATTAGTTTTAATCTATGAATCATTGTTTTAGCGTATCCTTTTTTTCGTTCTTCATAGTTGTAGTGAGTAAGTGCGTTTTGGTAATTTCTTTTTGTGTCTCTTAGGGTTTTGTTGTCCCATGTTTTTAGTAGTTCGGCTGTGTTTTTCATTGTTGTTGTTTTAATTGGTTTGTTATTAGTTTGCGTTGTTTAAGTTTTCTTCTGTTATTCCATACCAGTCTTCTTCTCCTTGCAGTTCGAATCCAAGTGTTTCTCCTATTCCACCGATTCTGTATAGTTTCGATCCGTCTTCTTGTATGTCTATTCTTTTTATTTCTTTTGTTCTTGTTGTTTTTGGTCCACCGAATGTGCTTGTTGTGAAGTTTACCTTTTGTCCGATTTTGTAGTTTGTTGTTTTCATTTTGTCTTTCTTTTTTATTTACTCAAATATACGGTTTTTATTAACAACCACCTAATTTTTATCTATTTTTATTGTCTCTGTAAGTGATTGAAAAAGTGTGAGTTAGGGTTAAATCTGAAAGTTTTTGTATTTTTCTTCTGTTAAGAACCTTATTTTTCGTCATTAAATCGTCAATTTTTTGGGTATTTTGGTCTGTATTTGTGTCATTCCGGTTCCTTTTCGGGTCCTATAATGGAGTCTTTTGTCTTGTTTTTCCGGTTCTTTGTGGTTATTGTCCCAGATTAACTGTCTCTGGGTGGTTATCCATTTGTAGTATGTTTTTACTGAAAGGTGGAATTGTTCGGTCCGTCTAACTCCGTTTCTAAATGCTTGTTCTATATCGGTCCATTCCATGCTGTTTTCAAAATCTTGTCTTAAATCTTCTGCTAAACTTTGTGATAATATTACGATCTCTTTGTCGGTTTTCGTTTGTCCTAATTCGACAAAAGTTTTGCTTATTAAATCCACACATTTGAGTTCTAATTCCTGATGGTCTATTTCTTTAATTTTCATATTTCTTTTTTATCAATTCTCGGGCTGTCATCCAGCTATTTATTTGTGAGTCTATTTTGTTTTTTGGTTTATTTTGATACCATGAATTCTGGTTCTTTATCCAAGTTCTTATGCGTCTTTTGGTGCACCAAGTTTTCTGCATTTCAAATTTTGTTTTTCCCGATCGGCTGGTTTCTAACCAATATTCTAAAAATTCTACTTTGTTTTGTTCGGTGGTGTCAAATTCCCGAACCTCTTTTTTGAGTGTTTCTGTTATATCTTTATTTTTCTTTACTTTATTATTCTCTTTACTTAATTGTATCGGCTTTTCCGTTAACGGTTTAGCCGTAATCGGCTTTGCTGATTTCGGTTTTTCATTTACAATATATTGGTATCCAACAAATTTTCCTTTGTCTCTTATCTGGTTTCTATCTATGTATCCGTTTTCAATCAATTCTGTGATCGTGTTTGTTATGGAGTGGCGTCCCTCTTTTGTGATTTTGGTTAGACCCTCTATTGAAAGATTCCAATTTTGTGGTAGTGAAAGTAGTATTCCTAAAAGTCCTTTTGCTTTAAGTGAAATTCTTTGGTCTCTAAATATTCCGTTTGCTATTACAGAATAATTTTTGTTTTTTATTACTCTTATTATTTCCATGATGATTTTATTATTTCTTTTATTAAATCGTTCGGAACTTTACTTCTTTCATAATTGTTTTTTAATGCTTGTGTGCCCCCCATTTTGACTTTTATACCCTGATTTTTTAATTTTCTTATGGTTTGTCCTCTTGGTGCTCTTTCATGATGACAATCTGGGTTTCCATTTTTACAGACTGGTCTGGGAATCCAATTTGGATTGTTTGTCCAAATATCAGTTGGTTTTGCTCTTTTGTCTCCATATTGACAATACCAAACCGTATGTCTAAATTTTAAATTTTCCATTATTTTTTGTTTTCTCATCATACCTCTGGGGTTCTCTATATAGTAATATTTTGGATCTAACTCTTTTATTATTTCTATAGTTTTTTCTAATATTTTAATTCCTAATTTACATTTTTCTGATTTTGGTTTTCGGTCCTGATCCCAATGGTGTCTCATACTTGCTACACTAAATGTGGTGCAGGGTGGTGATGCCCAGATTATATCTGGTTTGTATGGTAATTTATTTATATCAAATTCTAATATATCGCATACCAAATCTATTTTTTCAAAATTTTGATTGTCGGTTGTAAATGTTCTCATTCCTGATTTTTCAGCTTCTTTACTAAAGGATCTGGAACCTGCGAATAGTTCTAATGTTTTCATTATTTAAATAGTGTTATTTGTCCTGTCCCACCAAACATCATGGTTTGTTTCTCCAGATGGTGAAGGGTTTTCATTTGTGTATAAATTCTTTGCTTCAAACTTATCATGCATTCTTCTAATTCCTGAATGTTTTCGGCTACATAATATCCGGTTCCGGTGCTGCATAATCCGAATATCAAATCATTGGTTCTTATGTGGCCGATTATTTTTCTTATTCTGGGTCTTGTAATTCCTAACTTTTTTTGGATCGTTAAACTACTGACCGCATTTTGTTTTCCTTTTCTGTTTATTAGTCCCTTAATAATTGTCGGTAGAATTTGTTTTTCTTCATCCGTTAATTCGTAGGTGATGTGTTCGTATCCTTTTAGCATATTTCTATATATTTTGCGTTTCCTAATTCGTTACTCCAATCTAATCTGTGGTTTGTTAGGTTCTTGAATTCTTTGTGTAGTTTGTTTAGTCTGTTAGCGGTTCTTCCGTTGCAGTATCCTACCGTTGTTATTTGTCTCCATCTGTCGCATTCTAAGCTTATGATCGTTCTATTTACCTGGTCTATTCTTTTGATGGTTTTTTCGTTTGGGAAGTTAATGTTTTCTGTTATCATTTTTTTTGTTTTTTTTATTTAGTTTAATCTTCCGAATTTACTAAGTTTGAATCCTTTCTTTTTACATAGTCGGTTAAATAATCCGTCTAAGTTGCTAAGTTGTTTCATTAAGAGTTCGTTTTCAAATTCCCCTCTTTTAAATTTTGAGTTAAGTTGGGATCTTAGTTGGTCTCTTTCTCTTTGTAGTTGTAGTAGTTTCTCTTTCATTTTCTTTTGTTTTTTTTATTTACTCAAATATACGGAAGTTGCTAACACTATCCTAATTTATTTGTGTTTTTTTTACCTCTCTAACTGACTGATAAAGGGGTAGTTATGGGAAATAGTGAAACTTTTTTGTTTTTTGTGGTGTTAATATGTTCTGTATTTCGTCAAAAAAAGACCGATTCTTTTGGAAAACGATCTAATTTTGTGTCTAAAACCCAACAAGTGTCTTATGAAAACGGGGGCAAATCTATATAATTATTTTGAATATCGTCTGTTTCTGGTGTGTTTTTTTCAAACTTTTTGCGTTGTATGCTTCTAATTCTGGGTTTATATCGTAACCCTCGTATCTGTCGGTGTTCTGTAAATCTATTCTTATATCCTGTCTTCCGTCTTCTGTGAAAATATAAATGTTTTGTGCTGCTCTCCCTGCTAAATTTAGCGCTCGTTCTGAGTAAGTGTTGGACCCTACCAAACTGGCTGATCGTGCAATCTGGTCTCTAATCATGGTTTCGTGTAAGTGCCCACAAATTATAAAATCTATTTTTATTCCGTTGGTTGAATATTTTGCTATTACTTTTGCGACCTGGTTTCCATCCATTTTTCCTAACTGGTGTCCGTGTATTAACAAAACATTCTGTTTGTTTATTTCTAAGACCATTTCTAAAGCGTTTCCGGACATGAAATTCATTTTTGGTAGCAGTAGTCTCAACATCTCAAAAATCGTTAAATCGTAATTGTCTGAAGCTACTATGTCTGTCCATCCTAATTCTTGTTGAACCCTCGACTCGTTTCCTGTAACGCATGCTACTGAAATGTTTGCTATTTCGTTCAATTCTAACAGGAAAGTTTTTAATAATATTGTGCTTAAAAAAGTTGCTTTTGCGCGATTTGTGCTTTGGTTCAGATATTCATCCATCCGTCGATCGCTGTTCAATAAATCTCCGGTGATACCGACTATGATTTCTTTTGTTTTGTGTAGGGTGGCATATTTTTTTATGTGGTATGCAAACTTCTGGAGTCTTTTAGACGCTATTTGAAAATCGTATTTGTTAGAATCTATATTTACGATCTCGTTAAAATGCGTGTCTGCAATTTGAACCAATATTGCGGCTTTGTTGGTTTCTTTATGTTTTTTTACTTTGGTGTTTGTAGATTCTGTTTTTAATAATTTTATTATTTCTTTATTGTATTCTACAAGTGCGTTTTCTATTCTTGCGTGTTCTCTAAAAGATTTATTTTGGATCCGATTTAAATCTTGTATTTTTTGTTTCTGTTTTGATAGTCTAACATTGTATTGAACTATATCTTTGTCGGCTATCAGCCAATGAACGATCGTGGTGACTTGTTTTCTTAAATAATCTACCTGGACCTCGAGACAGTATTTTTCTATCAGGTGTCTCGAAATCTCATTGTAGTTATGTCCCCTATTAAATAAATCAAGTATCTCATCCTGATATGTAAGATATTTGTTATTTTTCAAAACTATTTTTTCTTGTTAATATCAGCAATTCCCTGTCCTAATACTAAAGTTAGAAGTGCGTAAAATAAATTTGTTGCTGTCGTTTCATCTACTCCTAAATTCGTCATTATTAAAGGAATAATAACTGAACTGATTGCATAAATAAATTTCTTACTTGTAAAAATTCCTTTCACAAATAAAGCGTTGAACCAATTTTTCATTTTTTTGATTTTTAGTTAGAGTGGTGTTTTCAGCCCCACTGATAGCTGTGCTAATAAACCCAAATTCTCGGGCTTTGTTTTTCTGGGTGTATATCACAATGTATAAAGTTTCCTGTCTTTGCTCCCGAAATTCCCAACCGAATAGGTAGGTTCCAATCGTGTGTTAATTCTATTGCGTGTCCAATAAATAAAGCTCTTTTTTTTGAGTCTGTTATTGAAATATCTGCGGCTAATCCGTCCTGGTGTGCAGATCTGCTTTTACTCGTTTTGTAGCCACGACGAGTTAAATCGTCTTGGTAATTCTGGGTTCTATAGCCGCTCGTTACTCGGAATGGGAAATTACATCTGTGGCGTAATTCGTCAATGAACTCTAAAAAATTTGGATCCATAAACTTTTTTCCAGACCCTTTTAAATCGGGAGAGTCAAATTCTTTGTATTTAAAATATCTCACTTACAATTTTTTTTGCAGTGTCCAAGACAAATTGTTTTTCCTGTTATGTAATATAATATTTTGCAGATTGTTTTCATTTTTTTTATTTTTTAAATATAAAATATACTTTTACTCCTTTGGTTTCTTTAACCAAAATCTTATCAACATCCGGTTGTTTATTTTTCTGGTTTTTTTTCCATTTAGGATTGTTACTATTTAATTTATTTTTTTTTGGCATTGATTCTGTAAAATTTATAGAGTGTAAATACTATTGCTAAACTTGTAGAAATAAATAATAATATTTCGTTACATTCTGTTAAAGATAATCCTAAAACTCCACCGTTTGCTACCCCTACTTCTAATATATCTTTTGGTTCTTTCATTTTTTTATAATTGTTTAATTGTTAATCCACAACCGTTTGTGGTTGTTATTAGTTTTCCTGATGCGTTTCCGTCTTCTTTCCAAAAAACTATTCTAAATAATCTAATAGATTCTGACGTATCTAAATTAAAAATAATAGAATTTGAACCGCTTGCTTCTCGGTTTCCACCGGTTCCTCTGTTATAAAGCCAAGTATGTGATGGTGATAATGTTTCCCAAACTACTCCTAAATCTATATCAGCTAATCCATTTTGTAATGCGACTCCACATAAATATCTGTTATTGACTGTGTCGGTGTTTGTTGAAACATTCCATTTTATTTCGTATACTCCTGTCTTTGTATTTGCGTCTAAACTAAAACTATATGCTGAACCCGAAACATCGGTTACCCCTGACGCTCCATTTAGGGTTATTGAGGTTGCGGCGGAAGAAACTGATGCGGTATCAAATGGAACTACAACCGCATTCGCTATTCCGTCTGTGGTGCTTGTTAATCCGGTCCCTGAACAAGTTCCGAATAAATAATTTGATGATGAAGAATTTGCGTCTACATATGCTTTTACAGATTCTGCCGTTGGAACATTGTTAGCAGTTGCTCCGGTCATAGTGTCTGAGTCTAACCATCCTGTTATTTCTACTCCACCTTTTTCTATTCCGTCAGAGTCAATTGTAAAACCTGCAACCGTTCCCTCTGTTTTGTCCTGGTATTGTAAAAATAAATTCTTCTGGTCTATTGTAACAGTCGACCCAAAATCTAAAGGTGATTCTAAAGTTGTAGCTGTAATAAAAAATTGAGTTGCGGAGCTTGCTGCGTCTGCATAAACTTCTAAACTTACACCGTTCACTATTATTTTGGTTCCTGCTTTAATAGCAAATGCAAGCGCGCGACAAACTATTGGAGTTTCTATTGTAAAAACATCTCCCTCATCATAGTTGGTTGCTATTTTTGTTAAATAAAAACTATTGTCTCTTTCTTCATAAAACTCGGAAACAGTTTTACTTGGTAAATTATTATTTATATTTGAAGTTATCATTTTTTTTTATGGATTATTATTTCCAAATGGATTGTTTTGTCCAAATCCAAAAGGTTCAATTTGCAATCCCTGATTATTTTTTCCACCGGCTGTATATATTACCGTTCCTGTATTTATAGTTGGGTTTGCATAAAAAACCTCTACCCATTCTCCAGAAAATTCGTCATTAGCAAAACTAAAATTAGCTCGCATCATCATGTATTCTTTGCCGTCTGCGTCACATAATTTTGTGCATGGATTAACCATTTTTAATCTTGTAGAACTCGGATAATATTTATCGGTTTCTGACAGAACTGTAGTTCCGTTTAATGTTACTATAGACGAGCTTTGACCTTTTAATATTTCTTCACCTACTAATTCCTGAATTTTTTTATCGTATGTTAAAGCGCTCCAATCATATTCATTTGTTGTTGAATTCCAAACATAAATACCTTTTGCCCATTTTCCCTGTGGATCTACAAAAACCCAATTTGTTCCGTCCCAAACTTGAATTGTAGAAGTTGAGTTTGCTCCTGAACCATCTCCAAATTTTAGTGTCCCAACATTATAAGAATAAGTGTCATTTCCGTCCTGGTCTTGCTGTATGTGTTCTCCCGCTACTCCAAATGCTCCTGCGTTATTTAAAACTGGCACAAATAAAGATGTAAACTCATTATTATTATCAACGCTATCTACATAATCTACTGAGTAATAAGTTGGAACTTCTTCTCTTGTTATTGGTGATGTTCCACTACCTGTCGACCCACCAGCGTATGCGCTTCTATATAAAACTCTTCCATGTGAATAATTTGAATTACCCTGTAACCATGCTCGCATTGGGTATGTTCTGTTATTATCGTATTCTGTAAAAGTGTAAAATTGAAAGTCCCAATCTCCAACAAATGCTGCGTTACTTGGAAATAGATTATTTGTTGAGTCTGTTAATGAATCGGTTGAGCTATCAAAAATAGTCAGTGTCTGGTTTGCCGCATTTGCTGGAATGTAAATATTTTTTCTAATATATTGTTGATTGTTTAATAATGGAAATTCATTTAACATCCATCTTATTTGTGTAAAACTTCCAGACCCTGTATACATGTATGCGGTATAATTATCAGCGTCTCCCCAATTTGAACTGCTTGGTTTTGCTCTTAATGTCCATAAATTTTGAAAATGCAATTCCGTGTCTGATGTATTTGTAAAATCACAATATATTCGACAAATAAAACCTGCGAGTTGATCTGCATCGGTCAGTGTCATGGTGTTATATGCTCCGTTTGAATTTGAAAATTGTGTTATTTCATGACTTGCATTATCTGTTGGCCATGTCGTTATGTCTCCCGCAACTGTATTGTGCGTTAAAAATAAAGGGAATCCATTAAAATAATTATCTCCAGCAAATTCAGCATATATTGTATTAGTTCTTTTTATAGCTGGAAGTGCTTGATAAACTGTCCCTGCTAATTTTTGTAATCCGACTCCAGAAGTTGCTGATTCTATTTTTCCATAATAAGCGCTATAATTTAATCTACCAAAATAATTTCTTTGTATTCTGTCACTGGTGTTATAATAGTGTTCTCTTGTTGGAATATTTATTGGGTCATCGTAGGGAGAAGTTCCCTGTTCGTCTGTATTAAATTCTGCAATTTGAACAAAATGGTATGTGTTTCTCCAATAAAACAAACGACAATTAAAATTTCTACATATTGAATATAAAACCTGATACACTGTCGGTGGAGTGTAAGTGTTATCTGCTCCGAATGTATAAAAGTCTTTCATGTTAATTTTCATTTGACTCCATGGGCAAAATTCAAGTTGTGGTCCTTTGTCCATATCTTCATTCCACCAATTTATTGCGGTTTGTATTATAAAATTTTCAATAGTTCCAGTCGTTGAGTCTGTCGCTAAAAGTTGTCCTGTTTTTTCTAATAACAATGCTATCCAAGAGCTTGCGCTTGAAATTAGTCTTCTGTATCCTGCGTTTGCGTAAGTGTCTGCTTTTACATAAGGAAAAGTTGGAACTGCTCCTGTATCGGAATTTGTGTCTCTTAGAAAGGGAACTTCTCTTAATGTTGATAAACCATCTATTGCTACCAGAGTTGTTTCGTATGGAAAATCTACATCTTCTTTTGCTTCTAAATCTAAAATAAAATATCCTGACCAAAGAACTGAACCTGTTGCTCCGAACCTTAGTATTATCCAAACATCTTTTTCTTGTAACGATGTTCTCATATTTTTTATAAAATTCTCTTGGTCTATAGTCTGAACCATTAAATTCAGTGTTAATTTCGATGCTAATATTGGTGAATTCTTATCTTGAACTTGTGAAGTTTCCCAATCTATTGTCAATCCATCTGAACCAAGAACCCATTCATTTGAACCACCGGTTCCTGTCCACCAAATAGTGGCAGTGTAAGTAGTGTCGTTCATTGATTTTACTTGGATTTGAGCGTATTCTGAAAGTCCGTAGGGTGTTCTTGCCATGTTATGAAGTTCTTAATCTGTTTGCTGCTGCATTCGCATTTGATAGAAATATATCGTTTCCTCTTAATCTACCTGTGACTGTTATTTTGCTGTTTCCACCTCCACTTCCTAATCCTAACATAGATTTTAATTTATTTAGTGGAGCTACAACCTCTGGATTTCCGGATCCGGCTGATGGGTATTCCCCCATGAGAGCTTGCGTCGGTCCCGAAATAATTCCCCCCTCTGCAAGTGGTATTGGAGTTGAAGCTACTAATGCAATTTGTGCTGCTCCTATTGCACCTACAATTGCTGCTGCTATTGGTCCACCAAATATTCCGACTTGACCCCAAACTTTCATAACTGCGGTAGCTGTATTCATAATAATTTGAGTTATTGCCATTGCTTTATCTAATATCGCTTGTCTTCTTTTTATCTTGTTTAATTTCGCTTGTGCTTCTTCTTCTATTTTTACTCTTTCATCTGCAATTTGACCATCTAAAACTGCCAGTGCTCTTTGTCTTTGTTCTTCGGTCATCGAGCTATGATTTATAACTTCTTGTTCTTTTCTTAGTCTTTCGTCAAGTGCTTTTTCTTTATTCTTTTTTTCGTTATTTGCGAGAATAGTTGCTTTATTATTAAACGCTTCCATTGCTCCTATTGCTAAATTTACAGTCATTTTTAAACCCTCTCCCCATTCATTCCATATTTCTTTTAAACTTTTTCCAAATATTTTAAAGTTTGGTAATAGTTTTTCCATCATATCTATAAATGAATTGGTTTTTAATTCGGTTTCATCTAAAGCTTCATTGTATTCGTCTTGCGCGGTTTTTAAATTGTAGACTGCGTTTTCGTAATCTTGTAGTGCTTGTTTGTAATCTACTCCGGAAGCTATCGCTTCTTTTAATTTTTCATCTGCATCAGATACTGCGTTTTCTAATTCTTCATAACATGAAACTCCCTCTGTTTTCGTTTCTCCTAAAAGTCTATTGTATTCATCTTGTGTTTCATTTACTGCTTTTTGAGCGGCTTCTACATCTAAAACTTTATCTGCTATAACATCTGTATCTGCTCCATTTATTATTAAAGTTCTCAATTCTTCTTGAGCTTCAGAAAGGGCGTCTTTTAGTTTTTGGAATGCTGTTCTGTTAGCTTTAGCTTTGTCTTCCATGTCTTCTAACTCTTTCAAGAAATCTTGGTAAGAACCGTCTCCCTCTCCTAAGTCTAATTCGTCTCCAGAAGCTTGCATGTCGGCAAAAGCGTCATCTACTACTTTTTGATAAGTGTTTATTTCGTCTACTATTCTTTTTCTTCTATCTTTAGCATCCTTAACCATCGCTTTAGTTACATGGTTTCCGTTTGCTTCAAACCTTTTTATATAAGCATCGATTTCTTCTAATTCCATTTCCCTTTCCGTAACTAATGCGGTTGCAGCTTTTATTTTAGCTTCGGCTTTTAATGCGTCTACATATGCTTTAGTAGATTTTGTTAAAGCGTTTACATCTAATTTTGCTGCATTCAATCCACCATAATATTTTGGAGAAATTTGTTTTAATTTTGCTACTATTTTTTCTTTTTGTGCTAATGTAATATTTTCGTTTTTTAGCATAGAAACTAAATTCCGAACCATAGCTTCTTTATCTTTTGTTAAGTCGTTAGCTCTTTTTTCTACATTTGCCATTTTTTCTTCCATAGTCAAAACTCTTTGACCCTCAAAAGCCCAAGCTGCCAAAGCTGCAGCTACTGCTACAAAAGCTGCTGCTAATAAAATATATGGATTTGCGTATGCTACTGCAGTTAAAAGTCTCATAACTTTTATTAGTGTCAAAACTGCAGAAGCCATGGATCCAAATAATATTAAAAGTGGTCCCACCACTGCAATAATTCCAGCCCACTTAACGATGTTTTCTTTTTGTCTTGTATTTAGACTTCTAAACCATTCAGATAGTTGTAATATTTTTTGTGCTATCATTTTAATAACTGGTGCAAGTGTATCTCCTAATTCGGTTCCAGCTACTTTTAAAGAATTGAAAGCTTGTTTCATTTGGAACCCTGGTCCCTGTGCTGTTCGGTCAAAAGCTTTATCTACAAAACCCTGTGCTGTTCTTAGTTCATCTAAAATATTTACATAGGTTTGTGTTTGTTCTCCTAAAACTCCGTAGACTCCTTTCAGTGCTTGTGCTTTAGAAAAGAATTCTGACATATCTATTCCCGCTGACTCAAATCTTGCTTGTAATTCTAATAATGTTTTTTGTAATCCTTGCTTGGAAAGTTTCTCTCTTAATTGTTCAGTTGACATTCCGATCTTGTCAAGCGCTTTTTCCTGTTTTGGTGTGATTTTTGCAAAAGCCATTAAAATTCCACCTAAAGAAGTTGTTGCAGAAGCAGCGTCTCCGGTTGTTTTTGTGTATGTAGAAATAAAACCACCGACTTCTTCAAACGAAACTCCGAGACTTGCCGCTATTCCAAGCTGTGGTCCTAAAACTGCAGCAAGTTCTTCTGCTTTAAACATACCGGTCTGAACCATTCCACCGAATATGTCGAGTGCTTTAGCTGCTGTAAGAGTTTCTTTACCGTATGCGTTTTGTGCAGCGGCCGCTGTTCTGGATAAAGATTCCATGTCTCCAAGTCCCGATGCCGAAGCTTTTGAAACTTGCTCTAATGTTTCTAATGCGTTTGCTCCTCTTAATCCGGCTGAAGTTAAAAAGTATAAACCCTCTGCTAATTCGACTGGTGATTTTCCTGTAGCCATAGCTAAGTCCAAAACCGAGTCTTTCATTTTTTGAACTTCTGAATCCGCTATTCCAACGAGAGTAGTAATTTTTGTCATTGAAGCGTCAAAGTCCATTGATAGTTTAGCAGCTGCTCCACCTATCGCAAGTATCGGCATGGTTAAATTTCGGGTCATGTTTCTACCCGCTTTTTTCATGTTTCTACTAAATTTCTTAAGTGATTTTTCTGCTTTGGTCATGGCTTTGTTGAACCCTTTCATGTCGGCTCCAAAAACCATTGTCAATAATCCTATCGATTTACTTCCCATTATTTTTTAATTTATTGTCTTCTATTTTTTTAATGTATTCAGCTTTTGCTTTTAATTTTTCGTAATCTATTTTCTTTTTTTCTTCTTCTTTTTCCCATTCAAACTTTATCAAGTCTGTTGGTTTAATTGTTTTACCTTTTTCTGTATGCACATTCAAAAGTATTGTGGTTTGCCACCTGCACCTTTCCCAATTTTGTCTTTCTTTTAAATTTATGAGTTTATAAAACCCATCCATTTTTCTCCAAAAATATTTCGGAATCATGTCCAAAAAAACTTCTGGGTTTAATCCCATTTCTCCAAGTGCTATCTCAAACAATCTCGGCCAAGTAAGCTCTTCTACTTCTTTGCTTTCTTGGCCGTTTTCTTTTTTTCTCTATCCATTCCATCTGTCATGTGTCTGGCAAGAACATTAAAAACTTCTTCTAAACAATCCCAATTTCCGTCAAACTGGTCGGCTAAGTCATCGATCGTTATTTTAAAATCTTTTTTTGCTGCTCTGTGTCCGTCTTGTATTCCACAAAAACAAAGTGTTAATGCTGAATTCAAATCCATTTCAGATCCTAATTTTTCTAAATCTGAAAGTTTAGTATTTGTTAAAACACTGTATTTTCTTAAAGCGTTAAACCCAAATTTTATCGGGTATGTTTTTTCTCCAATAGTTATTATTTCGTATTCCATTTTCTTTTTTTTTCTGATTATTATTTAAAGGTATCCCCTACGCTCCGCTATCAGAAAAAGAAAACGAAACGCAGGGTTCCTTATTATTGTCAAACTTTTAGTTTTGAGTTATAGCTCCAGTCCCGGTAAAATTTAAATTATAGGTTGCTGTGTCTTCTGTCGGTGCAGAAACTGAAAAAGAATCTAACCATGCTGAACCCTCATAGTAAATATCTCCTGTTGCTCCACCTGTATTTCCAAATCTAATTGTTACTGCAGCTCTTGTAATAATGTAAGAATTCAGTATGTCATCTGCTCCGTTTGTTAAAGCTGTCCCACTTGCGTCTGTCCAAGCGTATGCTCCGTCAAGTGAAATACTCCAATCTCTAAGTCCTTCTAAAACCTCTTTGAAACCGTTCGATTCCTTATTTGTAATGTCTCTGACACTATGATTTACATTTAGTGTGCCGTTTTGTGCAAAAGCTACTAAGATATTTGTTGAACTATCATAGACTTTTATGTCCGTTCCGTTTAATATTGCCATTTTATTTTATTTTTTTTGTTATTATTATTCGTTTGTTATTTCTGTTTTAACTTCTATTATTTCTTCTTCTGTTTTTTTCTTTTTCTTTGTTTTCTTTTTTGGGGCTTCTATGCAACCCATCTCGATTAGTTCTTCAATAAACTCTGGTCGGGTTACTATAACATAAGTCCCCTCTGGTAAAAATCTACCTCTTAATTTACTGTCCCAATCTTTCAATAATTTATATTTCATAATTTTTTTTTTAATTTTAACTTCTTATTTCTCTAACATTAAACACTAACTCTTGTCTGTATACACCTCTTTGTCCAGCGTCAGGGTCAAATTCATCATTAGTTCTAACTAAACTTGATGATTGAAAATGTTGTCCTGCAATAACTTCTCCACCTACTTGAATTGTTCTGTCTAAAGCTGATCTTATTGCCGATCCTACTCTGGTCAATTTAGTATATGTTTCAGCATATCCTGTTATTCTTATATCGTATTTATCTAATGAACTTGGTCCGTCTTTATCTAATGTTGGATCGTCATTATAAATATCATAAATTATAAATGGAAAAATTGTTGAAATTGGAGCTACTTGTGGAAAAATTCTATTTCCCACCAAATTACTAACCTCTGTGTTATTTGATAATATATAATATATTCCTTTACCTATTTCCATTTTTTTATCTACCTAATATTCCAAATTGTTCTGTTCTTTTTGCCCATCTTTTTACTTCTCTTTCAAATATTTTTACTGCGTCTTTTTTGCTATTTGATAGAACTTGTTGTTTGTTTTCTTCAAAAGCTGGTTTCATAAATTCTTTTCCTGCGTATCTGTTAGCTCTACCAAAATGTCTGACTTCATTTCCGTATTCTACAAAATTTCCATACCATCCACCATTAGCGTCTTTAAATCTTCCTTTTACTCTTGGTCCTACATAACCCCCTAATCGATTTCTTCTCGATTTTGTTGTAAAATAACCTATACTTTTTTTAAGTGTCCCTGCTTTTATATTTTGAACACCTCCTTTAAATTCATATTTGTGATCTCCTATTTTTGAAATCGGTGCTTTATTTTGTGCAGCTTTTATAAATGGTTTTACATTAAGTCTCCAAAATTTTTGCCATGTTGCTGATTTATTTACACCGTCAGCAAGACCTTCAAATAATTCGACTATCGATTTTTCGTTTGCTATTTTAATATTTACAGATCCCATTTTAGTTTGTTGTTTGATTATCTTTTTCTGTTGTTATTACTTCTAAAAACCTTTCTCTACCATCTATTTCATTTATAACTTCTGGAATGTAAATTTTATCATCCCATTGTATCTGCCCTCTTAGTATCTGTGTATTATTCAAATTTTGTTGTGCTCTTATATAAAAAATTGTTTTGTTTATATAAACCATTTCATCTGATTCATCTGTTAATTTTCCTGATTTTTCAAAAACTTTTGCCCAAACTGTAGAGTTAAATGCAAAAGAAGTTGTAATTTCTCCATAACTGTTTTCTTCGTTTTCAGCTACATATAATTTTATTCTTCTATCTAATTCTCCAATAGTTAGCATGTCTGTATTTTATATTGTTCTAATAAAAATTGTGCTGATTTTGGTAGTATGTTTGCTACTCGGCCAACGACAACCTCTTGGCGATTTTCATACCAATTCCCAATCGTTAAAAGCACCGCTTGTTTTATTCCCTCTGGAACATCTGAAGCCGAAGTTCCGTATCCGACTTTGTATCTAACTTTTATTGCGGCTATTCTGTTTGCTGTAGTTGGAAATTCCCCATCCTGAGAAAGTCCTATTCTTGCGGGTTGTGCAGAAATGTCCTCATCATAATTTGTAGTTGCCCACAAAGTGTCTACTTCGTCTGTGTTAAAATATTTTATATTAACTAAATCTGAAACTGGCGATTTCAGTAACGGGTTCATTTCTGACCATTTATCGCAATACATAAAAACTTCTGTTTCAATAAAATATCTATTTGTAAAAATTTCCGCTGACTGAGTTGCGGCTTTAATAAGATTTCCTATTAAAGTATCATCTGCAGTAGTGTCTACTCTCAAATGTTCTTTTACTTCTGCTACCGTTAGTATGTCTGTGCTTGCCGCTGTTATTACTGATAAACTTCTTGCCATTATTTTAGGTATTAAAAAAGGGCTGGCCGCAATAACCAGCCCCTTTATTATAAATAAATTATTTAACTATGCTTCAATTAAACTTGCAAACGCTGATCCGTTTTGAACTGCGTCTCCATCTACTAAACTCGTAACTATCATTCTTGGCTCCCCTGTCGCTCCGTTTGTGTAAGGGTCAAAAAGCACGTCTAATCCTCCGAACTGTGCTATGTGAACTTTAGAAAAATCTCCGAATAAAGCGTGGTCTTTAGTTGCTCCACCTGAACTTGCTACATTCCCAGAAACAAAAGCAAAGTATCCGTTTAGTCTCTTATCAGCTGGATCGTATAAAGCTGAAACATTAGCAACTTGGTCAGCTGTTTTAGCTGCTTTGTAAGCATTAACATCTAAAAGGTAAGCCATTCTTGCTCCCTCTAATTGAACTCCCGCTTCTAAAACTGCAGTTTCTAAATCTACTGCTGTTCCTGCATCTAAAGCTGCTACTGAACCTGCTGCTGCATCTGCAAATATTGAAGTTGGTGCGTTAGTTGCATCTGTTGTATTTAATAAAGCCGCTTCAATAGTTGACGCTATATTTTGTGCCATGTTTCTTTGTAAAGCTGCTTCGATTCCACTATTTTGTGTTAATGCTTCGTTTGAAACATTTACCACAGAAATAATTTTCTTTGGTGAAAGTGTTAAAGAAGAAGCTGTTCCTGTCGGTGTTGATGCTGTTCCACCAGACTCAGGCTGCCAGTAAGAATTTACTCCACTGATAACTGGAAACTTCATGTTCTCTATTCCACTGTAAAAATTAGCACCTGCAGAAGCTAAAACTAAATTCGCTTCTAATTGGTCTGTAAAGCTCATTGTCTGAGTTGAATTTACCGCTGTTGTTTCTACTGCTGTTCTTGTTAAAATAGAAGCTGGTATTGCTAAACCTCTAAAAGTTTGACCGGTATAGTGTGCACGATGTCTCGCTTCTTGATCCATTTCTTTGACAATCCCACTTAAATTTCCTGTGTATGCTTGTCTCATTGCTTCTTGGAAAGTAAATTTACCTAAATCTTTGTCTTCTTTTGCTTCTACTTTTGTCCCTGAAACCATTGCAGCTGTTCTTAAAGCTTTTTCAGCTTTTTCAGCTCTTTCAATTTTTACATCCATTTCATCTACTTTTTTAAGTATAGTGTCCATTTCTGTATTTTCGTCTTGCGTTAAATCTCTTTCTTCATTTTCTGCAGTTATTTTCATAACCTCTAATGACGAAATAAATTCTGAACGCATTTCTTTTAATTCTAAACTATTTTTCATTTTATTATTTTTTTTTATTATTATTATTTTCGTTTTGCTAATTCAATTTTTAGATTAGCTAATGAACGCTTAACTAAAAAATTGTCTTCTTTTTCTAATTCTTGTTTGTCTTTATATATTGCTAAACCTCTTTTTGCTACTACTAAATCTGATTCGGCAGCAGAATATGCTGGGTATGTGACACTGGAAATATCGTATAACCTATCTATTTTTGTGATCGTTCTAATGTCTCTACCCTCTGCATCTGTTGACCATTTGTCTTCAGCCACCGTAAAAGCAAATGAACTTTGTGTTATATTTTTGTTCTCTAAATTTATTGCTAAATCTCTACCATAACTTGTGTCTGGTATAGGAAATTCGTATCGTAATCCTTTTTCGTCTCCAGCCAATTTTAGTGTCCCACTTGTAGAACGAGCTAAAATTAAATTAGGGTCATGGTTTATCAACGCTCTAACATCTGATTTTTCTATAAGTTCATTTGTAAAAGCTCCCTCTTGTATGTATTCGTAAAAACCACCGAGATTTTCTGAGCGGCTATTATATACACTGGCGTGACCTACTACGATTTGTTTTTCGTTTTCGTCAGTGTCTACTCTACTTTCTATATTAAATACTCTTTTTTCCATAATTTCGTTGTTATATTTTTTGTCCCAGATTTTTATATTTTCTCCTAATTTTTCCCCCTCTTTAATAGTTTCGTTTGTTTTTTCTTTACCTTTTTCTAATTCGTTATTATTTTTTTCTTCATAATAATCCTCATTATCCGTTTCGGCTTCTACTTGAGTTTCGTATTTGCAGGATCCGGTTTCTCCCCATTTCCATTTTCCGTTATCACATTTAATCGCTGGCATCTTCTCCTATTTTTTCTATTGTTGTCATATTCATTTGTTGGAAATGTTTGTTTCCAAATTCTACCTGATTTAATTCTTCTTTTGCTCTCACTTCATTTATGCTCATAACTCCTGTGTTTATCATGCTTGAATAAAACTCAGCTCTGTCTTTTACATTTCCTCTTAATAAACCATTCACATTAAATTTTACATATTTGGTTCCTAATTCGGATCTCTTAAAAAGTTTAGTGTTCATTTCTAACTCTATCTTATTCAGGTATGGCATAAGTGTGTATGAAACGAATTCTTGAGACTGCATTTCTATGTTGTTAAAGCTTGATTTTGAAAGGTCTTTTAATAAATGAGGCGGTAAATTATAAATTCTACAAACTTCTTCTATTGAAAATTTTCTGGAAGCCAGCCATTGTGCTTGATCTGGTGAAATTTGAATCGGTTTATATTTAAGACCTTCTTCTAAAACTGCCGTCTGATTTGAACCTTTTAGTTTAGCGTAATTATCGTTGAATGAATTTCTCAATCTCGCAATTGCTTCTTCCGACAAAGAACGATCACTTTCTAAAACACCTGACAATTTAGCCCCATTTTCAAAGAACGATTTTCCGTAAGTTTCTAAATCTTGTCCCCATGCTATTGCGTTTTTACATTGCTCGATAGGCGAAAGACCTGAAATACCCCCCTCATCCGTCATTAGTTTGAATTGGATCGTGACTGGGAAAC